CAATACTTTAGATACTATGATGTACGACAGGCAAGTGGTATTACAACGGCTGGTCAGTTTATTATTCGTTTCATTGAGAAGAAAGTGAATGAATATCTAAATCAAATACTACAAACAAAAGGTGAAGTAGATTATATTGTTGCGTCTGATACTGATAGTATCTATGTTCGTTTTGGTAAACTAGTAGAGAAAACTTGTGAGGGTAAATCGAGAGAACAGATTATTGATTTTCTTGGTAAGGTCTGTGACAATAAGATTGAACCATATATTGAAAAGTGTTTTGAAGAGTTAGCAGATTATTCTAATGCATTTAAAAATGCCATGGTAATGAAACGAGAAGTAATTGCCAACAAAGGTATATGGGTTGCAAAGAAAAGATATATGTTAAATGTTCTTGATGACGAGGGTGTTAGACTTGCCGAACCTAAACTTAAACTTATGGGTATTGAGGCAGTTAAATCATCTACACCACAAGTTTGTCGTGGTAAGATTAAAGAGGCAATCAAGGTCATCATGGGTAAAGAAGAAACAGATTTACATAAACTTGTTGCAGATTTTAGAAAAGAGTTTATGACATTGCCGGCAGAATCAATTGCCTTTCCTAGAAGTTGTAACAATCTTAAAAAGTATAGAGATAGTGCAAACATCTTTATCAAAGGCACACCAATACATGTGAAAGGTGCATTGGTTTATAACTATCAAATACATAGACTTGGTCTACAAAGTAAATATCCTCTTATACAAGAAGGAGATAAGATTAAGTTTATTAAATTGAAACCTGCTAATCCATTTAAATTTGATGTGATTAGTTATATGACAACTCTACCTGAAGAGTTTAAACTACAAGAGTATATCGACTATGATATACAATTTCAAAAGACTTTCCTTGACCCTATGCGTTTCATTCTGGATGCTGTGAATTGGAAAGATGAACCACAAGCAACATTGGAGGCATTCTTTGGATAATCCTGTTAACATAAGCGGACAATTACTAGAGGACAAAGTTGAAACTTATTGTAGAGAAAATAACATTAGTTATAAAAGAGCCAGGTCTGGCGAACATGCAATAGATTTTATTATTGAAAGTAGTAGAGGTAAAATATTTGCCGATTGTACTAATCAAAATTCTGTTGGTAGTGTAGAAGAAAAATTACCACACAAACTATGGAAATACTTTAAGAAATATCAATATAGAAATGTGTACATTATAAAAGGCGACCATAAAATATCTAAAAGTGTATTAGACCATTGTAATGAAATGGCAAGAGGATATAATTTCGATTTACATTTTGTAAACTATGAACAGTTTACGAATAACTTAACAGCTAAAGAGGAGAGTTTCTTTGGCTGATTTCCCAACCAAAAAATATGGAGTGATATATGCTGACCCGCCTTGGCAATTTAAACTTAGGTCCGATAAAGGCAAGGATAAAAGTCCTGAAAGACACTATCCTGTGCTTAGCCTTACTGACATTTGTAGGTTACCTGTTGACACAATTACTGAGGACAATGCAGTCCTTTTAATGTGGGTATGTGACCCTATGTTAGACCAGGCGTTTAAAGTTATAGACGCCTGGGGTTTCACTTTTAAAACAGTTGGTTTTACATGGGCAAAAACGAATCGAAAGAAGTTAGGATTTTTTACAGGTCTAGGTTACTGGACAAGAGGCAATCCTGAAATGTGTTTACTTGCAACCAAAGGTAGACCAAAAAGAAAAGCTATGGATGTGGCACAATTGGTGGTATCACAACGAGGTAGACATTCCGAAAAACCACTATTACACAAAGAGATAGAAAGACTTGTGGATGGTCCATACATTGAATTATTTGCGAGAAAAAAACCTTATGATAATTGGGACTATTGGGGTAACGAAGTTTGAGCTTGACATTAGCGATACTTTCTGTTATAATGATACTCTTATTACCAACAATTTTATTATGGATATGGAACAATGAAGACCCTAAGTAGAGAACATGCCTTACATGTGGCTAATATATTCTCAGACTACTTTGATAAGTTTAGTCGTATAGACCAGTATATGCGTGACCAGAAAATGGCACAGATTGAAACTATACCGACTTCTCTGCCAGGTATGGGTTTAGATACAGAATTATTTGACGATTTTACCATGTCACCACAGGTCATGGATTTACAAATGGTTGAACTAGATAATCATACATGGGACACCTGTATTAATATGATATCAAGTCATAGTAATATGGTCAGTATTCCAGGTAAAAGTTTAAAACTTGCCGTAAAAGAAATGAACACAGGTAAGTATGTTGGTTTTATGAGATTTGGTTCGCCAGTTATTAACATGAGACCTAGAAATGTTTTATTAGGTAATGTACCTGATTTGCCTGTCTTTAACAAGACGGCTATTATGGGTTTTGTAATTGTACCAGCACAACCATTCGGTTATAATTATCTTGGTGGTAAATTATTGGCTGCCTTGTGTTGTTCACATCAAGTAAGAGAGATGTTGAACAAGAAGTATGATATGAATTTAGTTATGTTTGAAACCACTAGTTTATATGGTAACAGTAAATCTGCTAGTCAATATGATGGTATGAAACCCATGTTGAAAAATAGAGGTTTAACTGATAGTGATTTTATACCAATGATACATGGTAAACCATTTAAAGATATGTTAGATTATGTTGAAGATAAAATTGGTGTCTTTATTAAAGAAGACGCTTCAAGTAGAAAGTTAAAAATTACAACTGCTATACAAGGTCTAGTAAAGAAAGCACTAGATGGTGATGACCTAGAAAAATTTAAGACTACAATTATTAATGCAAAAAAACTTACCGAACAGAAGCGTTATTATGTATCAAATTATGGTATAGAAAACTATATAGATATAGTAAATGGTAAGACAGATAAGATTGTCAGAGCACCAAACTACGATAGATTCCATGATAACGAACTAATAGAATGGTGGAGAAAGATGGCTACCAAAAGATTTGACAATCTAAATAGTGATGGTCGTTTACGAAATGACCTTGAAATATGGACAAAAGAAAGTGATATTGACATTATCAGATGACGCTTGACATTAACATCAAACTATGGTATATTATACACAACTAAGGAGAAAATATGAGCAATTTTTTAAAAGATATTATTAAAGAAACTGGCAATGAATATGCTGGTTTAGTAAGTGAGGGTGTTGATTCGGCAGATGTAACAAGTTTCATTGACACAGGCTCATATTCGTTTAACGCATTACTATCAGGCAGTATATATGGTGGTATGCCAGGTAATAAGATTACAGCAATCGCAGGTGAAGCTGCTACAGGTAAAACATTCTTTGCATTAGGTATTTGTAAAAGTTTTTTAGACATGAACAAAGAAGCAGGTGTCATTTACTTTGAATCAGAGGGTGCAATCTCAAAGAGTATGATTGAGAGTAGAGGAGTTGATTCAACTAGAATGGTAATTGTTCCTGTTGCAACAGTACAAGAATTCAGAGCTCAAGCAATTAAAGTAATTGAAAAATATTTAGAACAACCAGAAGACAAAAGAAAACCATTGATGTTTGTATTAGATAGTTTAGGTATGTTATCGACTACAAAAGAAATGGAAGATACAGCTGCTGGTAAAGAAACAAGAGATATGACAAGGTCACAAATTGTCAAATCTACATTCAGAGTTTTAACACTTAAATTAGGAAAGGCAAACATTCCTATGATAATGACCAATCACACATATGATGTTATTGGTTCTATGTTCCCACAAAAAGAAATGGGTGGCGGTTCAGGTTTGAAGTACGCTGCCTCATCAATCATCTACCTAGGTAAAAGAAAAGACAAAGACGGTACCGAAGTTGTAGGTAATATTATACATTGTAAAAATTACAAGTCAAGGTTAACAAAAGAAAACGCTCAAATTGATGTGAAACTAACATACAAAACAGGATTAGATAGACACTACGGCCTATTAGAATTAGGTGAAGAAGCTGGTGTATTTAAGAAAGTATCTACAAGATATGAAATGCCTGATGGTACAAAAGTATTTGGTAAGAGTATCAATGAGAATCCAGATAAGTATTTTACAAAAGAGGCATTAGATAAGATTGATGAACACACAAAAAGAAAATTCACATACGGACAAGACGAAGAGTAGAAGATATACCTTTGCTCAAAAAGAGGGCACAGATTATTCTTGTATCAAGTTAACCGAGGGTAAATTTAAAGATGTAATTTACCACTACGGTAGAGTTGCGTTTGCACCTGAGTCCGAGGCAAAACCTGATGGCAAGTTGCCAATGAAATTTGATTATACAATTGATAAAAATCCTAACAATCTAATCCTGCTTGACAATTCTGAGTTTATAGATTATATTGGTGATATTTTATTAGAACTACTGGAGGAGAAACTAAAAGATGGTACAGCAATCACGGATTGAAAATACAATACTAGCTAGCCTCTTCTATAATGAAGACTATACTAGAAAAGTTTTGCCGTTTATTAAAGAAGAATACTTTAGTAATCGTGTAGAACAGTTATTATTTGGTGAAGTATTTACATTCGTTGAGAAGTACAATAATCTTCCTACAAAAGACGCCATTCTAATTGAACTGAATAGTAGAAGAGATATCAATGAAGAAGAACTACAACATCTAAAAGATTATGTTGTTGCTATTGAGAATACTGAATCAGATGACCAATGGTTACTTGAAACTACAGAGAAGTTTTGTAAAGACCGTGCTGTACACAATGCTGTGTTGGCTGGTATTAAAATATTAGATAACAAAGATAAGAAACAATCGCCAGAGGCAATACCACATATTCTATCAGAGGCATTGTCCGTATCATTTGACAAGTCAGTTGGTCACGATTACATTGAAGACGCTGAAGCTAGATTTAAATTCTATCATACAAAAGAAAAAAGATATCAGTTTGATTTAGATTACATGAATAGAATTACCAAAGGTGGTGTTCCAAGTAAGACATTGAATATTGCTCTTGCTGGTACTGGTGTTGGTAAGTCCTTGTTTATGTGTCATGTTGCGTCAAGTTATTTGTTACAAGGTCTTAATGTATTGTATATCACACTAGAGATGGCAGAGGAAAGAATTGCAGAAAGAATTGACGCAAACTTACTAGATGTTACTATGGAAGATTTACATGATATGCCTCAACAATTGTATGATGGCAAGATTAAAAAATTAAGAGAGAAGACACAAGGTCAACTTATTATCAAAGAATATCCAACAGCGTCTGCTCATAGTGGTCACTTCAAGTCTTTGATTAATGAACTAGCATTGAAGAAGTCTTTTAAACCTGATGTTATCTTTATTGATTATCTAAACATTTGTGCTAGTGCTAGATTTAAGGGTGGTAATATATCATCTTACTTCTACATCAAAGCAATTGCTGAAGAGTTAAGAGGTTTGGCTGTAGAAGCTAATGTGCCAATCTTTAGTGCAACACAAACAACTAGAACTGGTTTTGTAAGTACAGACTTAGGTCTTGAAGATACCTCAGAATCTTTTGGTCTTCCGGCAACTGCTGACTTTATGTTTGCCTTGATGTCAAATGAAGAACTAGAACAACTAGGTCAGATGAAAGTAAAACAATTGAAGAATAGATATAATGACCCAAGCGTAAACAGAGCATTCATTATTGGTGTTGACAGGTCTAAAATGAGATTGTATGATGTACAACAATCAAGCCAAAACATTGTTGATTCAGGTCAAGTAGAAGAAAAAGAGGATGCTTATAATAAGTTTAGTGATTTTAAATTGTAGTATATGGTAAAGACTAGAAAAAAACAAAAAGTAAGATTTCATAAAGGCGATAAGAGACCAGGTGGAGGTTTAAGTAAAGAATTGAGTTACACAGTTGAAATGATTAAAGAGGGTAGAAAAATATTATGGCATGTAATAGAAGACCCTACAAAAAATATTGTTGGTAAATACTTCTTTGAAGAAGACGCTAACCAACTTGCAGATTTCCAAAATGAACATAAAGTCTGGACAGAAAACGGTGGTATACCAAAATTTCTGTGGAACTGGACAGCAGGTTCTTACTCCTAACACTTGCCAGAAACCCCTAAATAGTATAAGGAGTTTTAAATGGCAGAAATTAAATTTGACGATTTACTAAAAGAGTTTACAGGCACAACTGTGCCTAGGTGGACAGCTCTTGTTAGTAAGATTGCAAATAAAGACAAGTTTACCATAAACAAATCGACCACAGAGGTCACTTTAAATTATCTCAATAAAGAGTTAGAGGGATTGTTTAAAGACGGTAAAATTACCCATATACAAAACAATTATCGTGGTAAACCCTTATTCAAAGCCAGTAACGGTGCTGAATTA